GGTTTTTACGGCAATCCTTCCAGCATCAGCAACCGCTGGCGTTGTGGCATCGTAATAAAACTGATTAAACAAAATACCCGTTCCGGTATTTGTCATTGAAGCCGCATTGCCGCTGTTAGTAAGCTCTAACAAATCCGTTGTGGCTGCTGCTGTTCCTGCTTTTTGTACATCAAGAATGCTTGAAGGCGAACTCGTCCCAATCCCCAAATTCCCACTCGCATCCAGCGTCATCGCCTGCGTGAAGGTGATAGCGTTACCTGCTGTGCCGGAGGGGGCGGTGAACCATGCGTGACCAGATTCATTCAGACGGTAGCGCATTGATGCGCCGCCAGTGTATTTGTACCGCCAGTTTGTGTTGTCGTTGTATGCGTTGAACACAGGGCCGTAGTCGCCAACACCAGCGGTCGATGCGGCAAGAGAACCAACAATCGTTTGATCAAGTACTTTCCAGTTATTCCCCCAAGCACTCGGCGTCACCCCAAGGCCGAGGTTGCCGGAGGAGTCGAGGGTTGCTCTGGTTACAGTGCCAGCATTATTTGTTTGCCTGAAATTGAAGCCAATATAGTCAGTAGAAAGGGTGTTTATCGTATCAAGATAACCCTCACCTGTTGATGTTGACATTGCAATGTATTGATTTGCGCTTCCCCTTTTCGCAGCAAGTGTCCCCTCAACAGTCAACTTATAAGCAGGCGAACTCGTCCCAATCCCCACGTCACCCGCAGCCGTGACAACAAAAGGCGTAGAGTCAGGATTAGTCGAATCTTCAACAAGCAAAGCATTGCCTGTGCCGGTTTGTGTAATCCGTAAGGCATCGCCACTGGACGAACCAGAGATAACGACCCCAGGTTGAACAGTGCCTGTCAACGTAATCGTGTCTGTGGTTGCATCGCCAAGGGTTGTGTTGCCATTGGCCGTTAGCGTGGATGACAAGACAACAGCACCGCTAAACGTAACGTTGCTGGATGCGCTTAAGGTTGTAAACGAACCAGCAGCCGCCAATGACTGACCAATGGTCACGCTATTGATCGTTCCCGATCCCGTTAGGTTTCCGCCAAGCGTAAGCGTCTTGCCGCTGCCCACGTTCATGGAAACGCTTGTGCCGTTCGATGCAAAGATTGCATCAATCGTGTCAAGGTCCGTGTTGAGTTTGTTACCCCAAGTGTCAGTGCTTGCGCCAACTTCGGGTTTGGTCAATCCTAGATTTGTGGTCGTGGTATCAGCCATTATGCTGCCTCTTTATAGAATGGACTTACAGGTGTCCAAGTTTCACTTGATGGAGACTGTGCGCCCCAAGATTCATCGCCAACCACTTGCGGCGTCCATGTTGCGCTGCTTGCAGTTTGATTGCTCCAGGACTCAGCACCAACAGTTTGCTCATCCCATGTTTCAGGGTTAACAGGCACCGGAATCCATGGCACATAAGGCGAGCAAGTAGATTGCGCTTCAATGTCAGTGGCGCCTGATGCTGTGTAGCACCCAAACGGCTCAACATTTGACGCGGCAGCAATAAGCGTAATCCCGCCACGATAAGCACGCCCCAAGACGCTAACCGTTGACGTAGCCGCGACGCTAACAAGGCCAAGGCCAATACGATTGCCAACTGTGGTAACCGTTGACGCTGCACTAATAGAGACTGCTGCAAGACGTATCTTGGTGCCCGTTGTACTGACAACGGATTGCCCATCAACATTGACAATGCCCTCAGATACTTCCGACCCTGAAGCACTAACAGTTGACTGCGCAGCAACACTTGTTGCACCTGACGCTGTAATGTTTGCTGATGGCGATGTAAGCGATTGCGCATTAAGGCTCGTTGCACCTGACGCTGTAATATTGGCTGATGGCGTAACGTCTGAGTCGCCAGTAATTGATGCTTGACCGCCACGCGTTGCGTATCCAACTGGCGTAACACTTGCTGATGATGCGATTGAAACGCTAGCTGTCCTGACAAGCCTGCCTGATGGCGAAACGCTTGAAAGCGCTGCAATAGACGTTGCAGCAAGCTGAACAAATGTGCCGGACGCCGAAACGGACGAACTTGCCGGAATGCTGACAGAACCATCAACATAATCGACGTCACGGCCATAAGTAGTAATGCCATAGTCGCCAGTGCCGTAACTCTTAATTCTGTTCGGGACAATGCCCCTGGCAACAACACTAGACTGTGCCGTAACGGAAACTTGCCCGCCACGCGTAACGTAAGCAGTCGGGCTAACGTTTGCGCTTGCCGCAATCGAAACTTGACCGCCGCGCCTGGCGTAGCCAACAGCGACAACACTGCTGGCTGCGGTGATGCTAACTGCGCCGGTAATATAGCCTGGTACGCCATAAGCGCTTTTGCCATAATTACCTGACCCATAACCGATCATTAGTCAAGCGACAAGTCAAAGTCGCCAGCATTGAATCGAAACACGTCGTTCGTGCCAATAGCCTTTGACGCAGTAAGCTGACCAACGGCAAGCATGTTGCCTGACGTTGATGCGTCATACAAAGCTGTATGCGTTATTGTTCCCCATGACCCTGTGGCCGTAGGGAACTCAACGTTTGCCGTATTGGTTGCCGTATTGGTGGAAACAGTAAACGCCATAGATTGGCGCAGATAACCGTTACCCGATACTTCGTTGCTTGAACCTGACTCGCCAGGGTCAGCGGTAAAAAGACCGACGTAAATTGTTGTTGGTGCCGTATAGGCTGAACCGCCAAACACATGAGCCAACACTTTATTTTCAAGATAGTCACTGAATGAATTAGCCATACATTACCCCAAAGGTTTTGCCCGGACGCGTGGCGTGGTTCCTGAATAATTGGACCGGGCTTCTGATGCCGCCAACTGTTCCATGCCTTTGGCGTAAAGGCCAGCCCATGTGGCAATTCGCGCATCATCTTGCAGATAAGGCGCGGCTTGCAACAATGAGCCGTACAAGTAAAGGTCAGGATGATTCCCTAGAATCCAATTCGTTGTGTTTGAGTCAGATAGCGCAGGCACTTCCTTGTAATACGTCATCTGAACCGTAAATTCGCCTGATGGCGTTGGAACAAACCTTAACGTTTCGCCAATGATTGTGTAGTAACGAGGCGTCCCTGTAGCCGAAAAGTAACGCGTAAATATGTCATCAGCCTGTTCGTCGCTGAGGAATTCCAACTTGGTTGGCGTCGTTGTCAGAATGATCATGTTCTCCATTTGGAGAAAGTCATTCGGCAATTGCGTGTACTCGGCATCAATGACAGCGTTAGCGCGTACGATCATTTGCCTCGTGCGCAACGTCCTGTTGAATTCGGCTTCCGCCAGTGTAATGAAGTCGGGAATAACAGACGTCAAGTCGGATCGGTTAAGCCAATCACCGATAGACGTCTTGAGTTGTGAAAACGTTGAAAGTGCCATCTAGGCAGCGTCCTTTTTGCGAAGTTCGGTCTTCAGACCGATAGATGCGCGATACGCGTCTTCTTGCGGACGGATTGCCCAGGTGTGCTGATGCTTGTATTCCCAGGTTCCAATGTGTCCAATGTGTTTGGACAGGTCATGATCAATATACAACGGAATCTGATTGTCGCGCAATAACTTGCAAAAGTATATGTCTTCGCCCATGTAACCCTTAGCCGCCACATCCCATGGCGTAGCGAACCACGGCATCTCAATGGCGCGAAACACGTTTGTATCAACCATCATCACGCCAGTGCCCACAGCGTCTACTTGTTCAACGCCCGTGTCATGCTCGCCGGTATAGACAGGCACCTTGCGTTGGGTTTCTGGATCATAGTTCGCCGCCGTCGGCCCTACTGGCATTCGCCTGCGCGGGCAGTTGGCAGCAACAACGAGTAAGTCGCGGTCAAGCAACTGCTTAATCGTATCCTGCGGGAAACGCATATCGCTATCGATAAACAACACCACGTCAGCGTTGTTTTCCATGGCGGTCATGACCAATTCTGAACGCTGGCTTACAAGCAACGTCCCCTTGGAAATGTTGACGTTTACTGCGTCATTTGGATGGTTTGCCACATGAAACGCCACAGCGTTTACAAGGTCAAACGCAAAGTCTGAATGCACTTCGTCCCTCGCAGGGACGCACACACTAATAATTCGTTTCTTATCCATCACACCCTTCCTGGTCGAGTCCTGAAAAATCGGTTATCGGGATCATTGAGCCACTTCTTGAAATCTTTTTCTGTGCGCGTGATGCCCTTGCTCACCAAGTCCATGTAGATGTTCATGGGGATGGATGCAACCTGTACGCCAAGACCTTCACCGTTCCACCTGGCGCGTTCGTCAATCGATGCGAACTCTGCCTTGTTGGTCTCAACGATAGGTGTTGCGTCTTGAATCGTTTCAATCACCGCTGTGTCTGTGGCCTCGTCGTAATGCCAAATGCGCGTTAGGCCAAGAAGTGGATCATGCTCGAAAAGTTTTGATTCCATGTGAAAACGGGAGCGTTTCCGCCCCCGTTCCTTGTTGCTGGTTAGGTCGAAAGGTCAGCCGCCAAACCGTGTGCTTTCTCGTTGTAGATGGCAAGGCCATATTCTGCGAGGAGCAAGCGCTTTTCAGCATCGCCCGTTGTTGCAAGCTCAACTTGCTGGAACGGACGAAGGAAATGCACACCGGCGTAGTCAGGTGACAGCACAAACGCGTCACGATCACGCTGGAAACGGTTAGGAACGATGTTGACTTGTCCAAAGTCACCAACATACACATCAGCGGCGCCAATGATCTGCGCTTGCTTACCAGCAGGCACATCACGATAGCGCGTTGCGATACCGTTGAAGCCAGAAACAACTTGCTTGTTCTTGGCACCAACCATCACAATCGAAGGATCGCCGCCCTGCTCCCACACTTTCTGAAGCACATTCTTGAGAATGGTTTCAGTGAATGCGCGGGTTACGCCATCGCTGCGATCATCGTTAGGCAGCGTGGTGTAAGAGGGATCAGCACCGTTCGTACCCTTGTCGGTGTTGGTCTTAATGAACGCGAGCAACGATCCGGTCTTTTGGGCCGTTGTCGAGTCACCAGCGGATGCTGCCTGGTTGGCTAGCATGATGGTTTCCATATCGCGCTTCAGTTCAGCCGCACGCTTTGCCAACTGGTAGGCCAATTCTGACTTGCGGCCTGCTTTATTGACAGCTTCAACCGTACCAGAAATCACCACAGTCTTACGGCTGATCTGTGTGTAATTGGTCAGTTGAACGGTTGGCGTTACAGCGTCATACGTCGAAATGTCATCACCTTGCAGTTGCGCGTTTGCGGTGGTGTTGTCCGCCAACGTGTCTGTCTGCCACTGGAACAGCGTGTTGCTAGCTGTGCCGCGTCCAATGTTGTTCATGAACGGTGTGGTTTCAGGGCTGATGTTGTAAATCTGATTGCTCAAATCCTCACGAATACCCTTTGCAGAGTAAGTGAGGAAGGTGTTTGATGCGATAGTCATTTGGGTTTCCTTTAGATGAGATGTTCAAACAGTTTGGCAGCGTCACGGACGTTGCCGGTTTTTGCAAGGCGCTGTTTGGCTCGGACTACTTCACTCGTGGAAACTTTGGCGGACTTAGGGTTACCAGGTGCAATGACTTTGGACTGCTGTACGGTTGGCGGCTTAGGCTTGATCGTTGCCTGTTTGGCCGTAATCCTGTCGTATAGCATTGCTTTACGAAGTAACTTGACAACGCGGTGATCAGCCACGCCCTTCAAATCATCTTCCTGAAAGCCTTCCTTCAAACCAAATTCAATCAAAGCCGCCTTTTCGGATTTGGCCGTATCAGCGTTCTTCCATTCAGGTATGGCCTCCACAAGAAGTTGTGCTTCTTGCTCAAGCCTGGCTTTCATTGATCGTTGCACTTCGGCCTGCTGCAACTGATTTAAGCGTTGGAGTTCGGCTTGTGATGCTGCCAATTTCTCGTTGCGCTGACGTTGCAACTCGGTTTGCCGCACCCATTCGATTGGATCGTCCCTGTATAGACTCTCCATATCAATCGGGTTTTCCTGCTGCTGTTGGATTTGCTGTTGCAAAGCCGTAAGCAATTGAGCGTAAGTTTGCCGCTCTTCACGCACTGCGTTCAGCTCGGCTTCAGCGGCCTTGCGCTGTTCAGCCAATGCTTGCGTTTTGCGTGTGTAGTCAGCCGTTCGCTGGTAGCCGTTGATCAACTCATTGAGTTCAACCTCTTGTTCTTTGCCATCAATCTTGACGGTGAACTTTGGTGGCTCGCTGGATTGCTCTGACTCTTGAGCGTCTTCGTCTGACTCGCTCGATGCTTCAACGTCTTCGGACCCTTCGCCTTGCTCTTCCGCGTCTGTCTCTACATCGCCAACATCATCGGATTCAGCTTGCGCTTCATCCGTTTGCGCCTTGGCTTCTGTCTGTTCTCCGGGTTCGGCAAACATCGACTCAAAGGCTTTGGCGGCTTCCGCCACCGTCATCCCCGCTGTGCTTTCGCTTTCAACGGTTGCTAAATTCTCACTCATTTATTGCGCTCCATCAAGTTTTGGTCAGTTTCCGTTGGCGATCAGCCGCCATGCGGGTCAACGTACCGCTGGTTATCACGCTTCCAAAGTAGGTCTGAAGACGGTCCATGGCTTTAAAATCATGAAAGATTGCCTCTCGATGCTTGGCATCTTCCGAGTGCGTCCACTCTTCAAACAATGACTCTCTAATCTGCTGCCACGCTTCCTGATAAAGCGTGGAGTTGATAATTCGTTCGGCTTCCTGTGCGCGTCGTATTTTTTCGTCGTTTGTCATTGCATGGGTTGCGCCGCTGTAACGGCTTGTTGGGCTTGGTTGATGGCTTGCATTTGCATCCGTTCACGATCCATTGCCACTTTGGCGTCAATCTCTGCCTGTGTTGCCGCCAAGTTAACTTGATACTTTAACTCCATTTCCTGGCGTTTCAGGATGCCATCTTGCGCTATACGATCACGCTCACGGTCATCAGCGCGGATCATCTTCTCGCGCTCAAGGGCAAGCTCGGCGGCTTTCTTTTGAATGTCAGCCTGAATCGATTGAATCTGAACTTGCGCCAAGGCTTGCGTTGGGTCGGGTTGCGGTGGTTGCTGTGGCGGTGCGTAATCCATCGGCAATTGGTTAAAAAACTGCGACGAGTCTTTGTATCCCGCCATCTCAACTAACTTGGTGAGCGTATTTGCGTACTGACCCATGGTGACTAAGGGGTTGTTTGGCCCAAGCGTTTGGAGTAACTGTTCTTGCTTGCCGGCAATGGCTTGCAAGAATTGAATCTTTTCATCAATGCCGCCCGTACCAAGGCCAACGTTCACGCTTACGTCCATCGAGGCATCCCAACCGCGTGGGTCGATCTGCACCCACTGATTGCGCAAGCGAATGACGCGTGGCTTGTCTTGATGCTGCGTAATCAAACGCAACAAACCTTTGAACAAACGCTTCATGCCGATTTCAGAGAACACGCGAGCAATCAACTCAATGTGTTGCTGCGCGGCTTGAACGGTGGCTTGTACCGCCAACTTAGTTGTCGATTGCAGTGCGTCGGCATTTAGACCCATGGAGGCTTTGGACATGCCAGTGCGTGCCTCTTTCACCTGGTCCATGTACTCCATCATCGGGAATGCCTGACCGCCAACAAATGGTGTGGTGAACGGCTGCACCATACCCGGCGCACGCATTCTAATAATGGCGCCGTTCTCGTTATTCAGCACGTCGTCAAGATTGACCTGGCCTTCAACAACGCCTGTGCGCGGATGAATGGATTGCGCCAATGAATCAAGCATATTGCGCAAAATCACTGACTTGATGCGCTGAATGTCCATGGTTACATCAGCCGTGGACATACCAAAAAGTGTGTGAGGCTCAGGATCAGGACAGAAATAAGCAAAAGGCACATCATCAGCCGGATCATTGGCAACAATCTTGTAGGACGGACCCATGGTGCAAATCTTGCGAAGTTCCGCCACACCATCACCGTCTTGATCAAGCCTTATATAACTTTCTGTGTAAAGCACACGGCGTTGCGCAGGATTGTTGGCGGATTCGCCAAACATCATTTGTGCGGGATTACGCGCAATGCGCTCAATGTTTGTGTCAAGTTCGTCTTCGCCTGTGTTGGACTCAACCAACTCTTGGTCATAGCCCATGGCAACAAGCTCAGACACGGTGGCAAGCTTCCTATGCGCCACAATGTCTGCGTCTTCGAGCGTTCGCGCTCTACGGTCAACGATAAATTCTTCAGGTGCCAGGCTTTCAACGCGGAAACGCTTAGTGATGACTTTGCGGCTCACGGTTACGTCGTGAATCATCACGGTTGGCGTCAGTTGCTGGCCGCTTAATGGATCAATCACGGGCGGCGGTGCTGAAGGGTCTTCGGCAGACATTAAGTCAACCATCTCAACGCCTTCCTGACCAAGAATCAACGACAGTTGCGCATCATCAAGTCCCGTGTAGTTTTCATTCTTGATTTCAATGTGCTCATCAACCCACCACTTGCAAACACCTGTCTTGCGCACCAAGGCGTCCTTGAAGATGGAGTGAAACAGCACAAAGCCATTGTTGTCTTCGTTCAAGATATAGCGCACATAGTCCGTGGCCTGCTCTGCCATCGGCGCATCTTCCATGCTACGCGGCACATACTGAACAACGTTCTCGGATGAGAAGAAAATGCGCATGAGGCTCGGCAAAATGGCCTGCACTGTGTCGCGCACATCCATTGATACAACCTGGCTGCGCCCCTCTTCTTCATCGCCAAATGGATCGCCAAAATAGTATTCCGTGGCGCGGGCGCGAAGATTGCCAATCTCTAAATCAATGAAATTGGTAGCGTCAACAAGTTCAGCCGCAACAATGGCTTGAACTTCAGTCTCGTCCATAGGTTCGCCGGACTTGATGCCGGTAGCAAGGTTCATTTCAACGTCCATAGTTCACCATTTGACTTTGTTGGCCCAATAAGCCGCACTCATTTTGCCCTTGGCAATATTCGCAGCATGTCTTGCTTTGAATGCCTCGTTGCGTTTGGTGCCTTCCGGTGAACCTTGAACGCCTTGTTGCCCAAAACGAATCAGTTTGACCTCATCACCTGATTTCGCCAATACAGCGTGGCTTTTCTTAGGATGATTCGGCGTTTTCTTAGGCTTGTTATAACCAGAAAACGTTTCTGACCCGCGCTTAATCATCAATCTTCCTCACGCATAAAGTTAACGCGTTGAAACTCAACGGCTTCGCGCTGGCGGCGTGAGTTCGCCATTGATGTAATGGGTCCGCCAACCAACCAGGCGTCACAGGTGCGTGCCGCTGCACATTTGAAGTGGAATAGTTCGCAATAACCAAGATCGGCAGCGTCTTGCACCGCCATCTCTAAGTCTTCGTTCTCTTCGCTTTCGCCTTCTTCGTATGATTCGCCGTTTTCTTCGCCATTTTCTTCGCCGTTCTCTTCTTTGCTTTCACCCTCCATACCGCCTGTAATGCACTCAATCATTTCAGGCGTTTGGATGAAGGCTGCGCAGTTACCGCAACGCATTGACTTGGCTTGCGCCAGGTCCGTGTTCCACGTTTCGGCTTTGGCGTTCCAGAATTCACGGTTAGGCAATTCAGGATTAGCGGGACCGTAACCCACATTGGCAAACGCCCAATTGCGATGCTTTAGATTCGCAACCGGGTCTTTGGTTTCAATAGGACATTCCATCACTTTTTCTTCGCTTTACCGGCTTCAGACAGCGCAATGGCTATGGCCTGCTTAGGGTTTGTCACTTCCGGCCCTTTCTTGCTACCGGAATGCAACTTGCCCGCCTTGTATTCGCGCATGACTTTGGAGATTTTCTTCTCGGCTTTGGTCTTTTTCATCATGATGGCAGTATGTCCGTCATAGAAACACGCATAGTGTGGTTTTGCTCTGCAACGACAGCCACTTTATCGCCAGCCGAAACGGTAATATAAACCACCGTATTAGCGGGAATGATCGGTGATAACTCGGATGCCGTTGGATTGCCACCTACCTCAAAATGACAGTGATAACCGGCATTTGATCCGTTGGCAATCCGCATCAGCGTCACTCCAGTGCCAGCGGCGTGCGATTGTTGGCTTACATCGGATGTGGTGATGTTGGTGTTTGTGCCAAGCCTTCCGACAATCTCAGGCCACAAATGCCCGGCTGAATCTCGTACTTGCTTGCTCATTTCTTGGACCTTGCAGCACGCATATTGTCAACGAGGTTTGGGTAAGGTCTTCCAGCGGATTTCGCCATGGCTTTAGCGCTGGCTTTCTCCTTTTTGGATAACGGTTCGCTTTTGCCCAACGACTTCGGACGCGCTTTATCCCATACCGGCTTGGCTTTCATGGCACTACCCCCATTTGGGGGCCGACACTAGCACATTCGCGCATCAATGCGCAAGATTCATGCGCAACGCGTGGTAATCCTGAAGAAATCCGCTCATGCTGGCAAGTTTGTTGAACGCCATATCTGCTGACAAACGCGAGTGAAATAAACGCAACTGCGGTCTGCGCTCCATCTCAGCCCAGTAGGTTTGCAAAACCGTACGCCCCCAATCTTCAGCGGTTACGCGATTAATGTTGCCGCCAAGATATTCATACCGCATAAACATTTCCCAATCCACAATCCCTAATGTGTGGCGCGGGTTGTCCTTATTGGAGTCTTGGTTTGCGTGCAAACGAAACGCCCCCAGGTGCGCCCCACCACCTACCGCCGGCCCGTGGCGCGTGGCTTCCAGATACGAAGTCACGTCACCCAAATAATGCCTTGGTGCCAACTCGCCAAGTGGCGCGTAGGTCATGGTGAATGCGCACTTGGAGCGATCCATCATCACAAACGAAGGCTCGCCAATAAAGTTCTTGTGCATCGCCATCAAGCGCAGAATGTTCTCGCGCGATGACTTCATCAGTTCATCTTGATTAATAAAGCCTGGTGCGCGAAGAAACCGCCCGGAACCATCAATCCAATGGCGTTGGTGCCAAAACATCACGGCGTCACGGTGATGATCCGCCAAATCAACTAAGTAAGACGTTGAAGATGGGTAAATTACATCATCGTCATACACAAAGCGCACTAAATCGGAATCTGCCTGATCCCAAAGATAAGCGTAATGCGCCACCTGATCGCCAGGACAGATAAGGTGTGTGTCAATGACTTCAAAGTCATAGCGCTGCGCCATATCGTTGATCATGTGGTGGTCATTCTCATCAGGACTGTGATTGCCAATGATGACTTTGATGCGCGGATAGGTCTGCGCGTCAATGCTGGCTAGTGTCGTGTATAGGTGCTCAGGCTTATAAGCTGGAACAAGAATGGTTACGGGTCTCATGATTTCCCCCAACGCTTACGCTCAAGCTCGGCAAGTTGTACAAGTTCACGCGTGCGGCGCTCCAGCTCCATCACCATCTCTTCAAGCACTTCCCACTGCAATTTCTCGTACTCGCCTCGTGGAAAGTTCTCAAGCAATCCATTAACCCAGGCTTTTCTCGCCATATCGTTCAGGTTCATCCCTGTCCTTTCAATAGTTCAGCCGCATCGTCATAGCCGTTTTTCTCCAGCAACTCAATGCAATGGTTTAAGCGTGCTTCGCCTGCAACAAACTCAATCTGCGCCGCAAAGATAAAAAGATTCTCTGCGTGCTGATCAAACCCTGTGTTTCTGGCAATGCCCATCACATCGCCAATCGTCAAATCTTTCACGTCAATACCTCCTTAATGTGTTGAGGCACCCTTGGCAGTGGCGCCCAGGCAACCGCCCACTCAGACCAGGTGCCAATGACGCACACGCCGCCAGGATTAAGTAGCAATATCTTTACGCCTAGTGGCGGCGGGTCATCTTCGGGCGTGCGCCAGGTGGCCTGGCCGGCGAGGTAGTCTCTCACGCCGCCCTTATCCCAAATGGGTTATGCCACAGTACGGGTGCTTTAGGCTTACGCGGCTTAAAGGTCTTGTACTGCTCCTTAACCTCGAAGTAGTTCACCATCACTTTCTTCCAGGGTATCTCAACGTCTTTTATGCCCTTGGACTTCACAATAAGATCATCTCCCGCCAACTCGGTCATGAGTTGATCAATCCTTTTGGTGGTCATATCAAACTTTGCAGCCAAATGCCAAGCATTCACAGGGTTCTTCAACCCCTTCAAATAATCAAAAATCATCTTCTTGCTTTCTGATCTGCGCATTTTTCGTTTCGCCATTTCTACCCCTCTCGATTAAACAACTGCCCTCAAATTCCTTTTAATTGGCTTGCCCCACTGTGAGTTGTAAGCCTTCCCGTACAACGCTGTTCCTGCATCGCTCGCAAAGGTCAACGCCAAAGCATCAGCCATATCAGGCGATCCAATCCCGCGCTTTCTCATCTCGTCTTTGCTCTCTAGCTTCATCTTCCCGTTGCTATTAAACGAATAGCGTGGCGAAACTAATTCCGCCAATAACGACTCATCCTTAGGTATCTTGCAATCGCGCTTTTCCAACCACGCCTTCATCTTTCCCCATAGCTCAGCACGCAAATTCACATAAATCGTTCCCATGGCGGGAGACTCAGCCACGTTAATCCCACGCGCAGGCAGATTCAATTCGCGCAAGCGGTCCACAACGCCGGCCCCTAAGCCAATCGAATCGACAAGGATTTCAACGGGCCTGTCTTCTGGCTTCATGGCCTCGTACTCAGCGACCACCGCGCCCGTGGTTTGCATCAAATCCAACCCTCGCCACTTGCGTATCTCAGTCACCGCATTACCTTTACGCTTTGCCAACGCCGTGGCGTCCGTCCCAAATCGCGCTACATCCAAACCCCACACCGTTTGCGTGTCCGTCGTTTCAACATCACGGTGAAAAGCGCTGTCCACCAGCTCAACGCCAATCAAGGTATCGTCATCGGTACGCGGAAACTCACCCAACACGCGAACACGGAAAGCGTTGGATTCTTCGCCATACCTTGACGCCATATCCTTGATATAGGCGTCGCTAACCCTTTTAGAGTCATAGCAGGACACGCGACGTGTCCACCACTCATCCTTCAATCGGTTATGCGTGTCAAAGAAAAACCCGCTGGACTTCGTTGGGTTACCCAACAAAATCGTCACAGCGTTATGCCCCGACATGGAACCCGCCGCCGCCTCGAACACGGACTCAGGAATCCCTGATGCTTCATCCGCCACAAGCATCACATGGTCCGAATGCACACCCTGCAACGCTTCAGGTTGCTCGGCACGCGATGTACGGGCGGAGATGAACGACTCTTGAGGCGCCGCACGCATCTCAATGCGATCGGTCTTAACCTCCAAACGATCACCCCAAGCATTAGGCAACTCTTTCACCCAACGCTTTAGCTCGGCAAATAGGGCGTCGTACAACTGGCTCGAAGTCGGCGCAGTCACCACAATCTTTGCAGGACCGCGCGTTAGCATGTACCAAATCATCGCCCAGGAAGCCACCGTGGACTTCCCAACACCGTGGCCGGAGCGCACGCTGATCTTGCGCTCGCCGCGGGATATGGCCTCCAAAAACTCCACTTGCCAAGGGTCAGGATCAACCCCCAACACTTCGCGCACAAACAACGGCGCGTTGGGCCTGTAGCGGCGCACCAGCTCAAGGTAGCGCTTAAATATTTCGTTATTAGGCGTGTTCATAACTTGCCACCGCACGATGCACCAAGGTATGCGTCACCGCCATACCAAACTGATCCTTCACCATCTCAGCAATCTTGCGATAGCTCTTGCGCTCTTTGGCTTTGTCCGCCATAAACATCAAGATGGGATAGGTCGATTCATCCTTCACAAGTTTGGCCGACTTGCCATCACCATCCTTACGAAACCCAAACGGCACATGACCGCCAACCCAACCACCGGCTTGCGCCTTACTCTTACGCCCATCAGCCATGCGCTCTGCAATCCTGCGTCGCTCAAGCCTAGCCACTGCCGCCATCAACGTAAAGAAAAACTCAGACCAGCTCGACCCATTGTTCACCGGGTCCGTACCCAGGGCCAGCACAATCATCTTAACGCCTTGCTCCTTCCAAGCCTCGGCCATCGTTAACGCGTCAACCGTGTCACGAAACGCACGATCCAATTGCGTCATAACCACCACATCACCTGGCTGAAGTACCGCCACTAAACGCGAACCCGCTTCACGCTTGGCAAGTTGCACGGAACCGCTCACACCTTCATCCGTAAACACCTCGCCCACATCATCGCCGCGAATCAACGCCAATCCCTGAATCTTCCTAATCTGCTCGGCTAGCGACGTGTTGTCTATCTGCTCCTGCGTACTAACCCTTGCATAACCATAAACCGCCATCTCGTTCCCCTGTTTTCGTTACTTGTTGCAAGCGTAACAGTGTTTCGCTCACTTGTGAAAATTTTTTTGGGGGCCGTTCGTCGGGGCGATGGGCGGTGTAGGGGGGGGCGAAGCACAAGTTGGCGGATTGCAGCGGCAGGGCACAAAACAACGGTTGCAGCGGCAGGGCACAATTGCCAGGTGTGCGAAGCACAAGTTGGCGCGTGTGGAGTGCCGCCGAAACTCCGCCCCGTCGATCTGCTGACGGGGGGGGTAATCGGTCAGATTGTCAGTTTTTGCGCGTTTGCGCGACAATTGGTGCGTTTGGTAAAGCGATCAAGACGCGGTTAATCATGCTGCGTTGCATCAATTGTCAGTGCTTCGGTTTGCTTGATCGCGTGCCAAGCTTGCGAGTCGATGTTTATCGCCACGACTGGCGCGCGATTCTCTGCCCATGATCGCGGATCAAGGCGCGCAGCAAACCATTTGCGCGTATCAACGCGCAACCGCGGATCGTCTTTCGCCTCGTCGGCAATCGTCAGCGCCTCCTCCGCCAGCGCCGAAGCTCGCTCCTCGCGTGCGCGTGTGTACTGAGCGCTGCGCTCCGGCGCCAGTAGCCACCTATTCAAATGCCCTTGTTTTACTCCAATGCTTTCGGCTATAGCCCGGACACTTTCGCCAGCGCTTATACGCTCGAGAATCTCCTCCTCGCCTATCTTTTCGATAACCGCAAGCGCTGCCCGCTTTTGTGGTTGTCCCGCCATATAAACCCCTCAATGGTTGAAATTGTCCGACAAACGGATGCTACGCCAACAGTTAATTATGATATTGTTTCGCTTGCAGTATCAATCGAAACACTAAAAGGAGTCTTAATCATGAAACGCATTATCAACGGAAAAGTTTATAACACTGAGACAGCGGAAAAGGTTGCATTTTGGGACAATGATCTATTTGCGAATGATTTTGGTTACATGTCAGAAGCGCTCTATGTAACGCGCAAGGGCAATTATTTTATACACGGCAAAGGAGGAGCAACAAGTAAGTATGCAACGCACGCCTATGGCGGGCGCATGGCGGGAGAAAGTATTGTTGCCATAGCCGAAAAAGACGCTCTCGAATGGTGCGAAACAAGAGAAATTGATACTGAGATTGTGTCTTCGCATTTTGAAATTGAAGAAGCATAGAAGGAGCCAATATCATGCGCAAGCCAAACGGATTTGTTTTTTATCGCGGATTCTCGCCAATCGATCAAGCGCCAATCGTCGGGATCGCGGTTTTTGAGTCTAGCAATGTCAAAACCGGGAACATGGTTCAAACGTACATCATTCGATCGGATGTAAACCCTATTACTGCCGTCAATACTGGCAAGGATAAAAGCATTTGTGGCGATTGTGTTCACCGCGGCAATGAAAGCCAAAAGCGAACATGCTACGTTGATTACTCCAAAAGCGTTAACGCGGTTTATAAAGCTTTCGAGCGCGGATCCTATCCCGATTTTTCGCACAATGTAAAGCTTGCAGCGCTCTGGTTAAAGAATCGCAAGGTTCGTTTAGGCGCCTATGGCGATCCCGCCATGATTCCCGCGGAAAATTGGCTTGAATTGCTCGAGCTCGCCAGTGATTGGACCGGTTACACGCACCAATGGCGCGAACCCTTCGCACAATCGCATCGTGAGCTGTGCATGGCAAGCGCTGACAGTCTTAGCGATCGCGACGTTGCGCGCGCTATGGGCTGGCGCACTTTTCGCGTCATCCCGATCGGATCAGCGCTTAAGCTTCAAAACGAAGCAATTTGCCCCGCCAGCCTCGAGGGTGGAGACAAAAAACAATGCATCACGTGCGGAGCATGCGACGGCGCTTTAAAGCCAAGCGCTGCATCAATCGCTATTGTCGTACACGGAAAATCAGCAAAACAATTTGCGGAGGTTTAAGCCATGCAAGCTTTAATTGATTGGACCATAGCACTAATTTTTGGCGTCGCACTCGCGTGCGCGATTTTTTTTAACCTTTGAAAATGATTGACATTTAACCTAAGCCCTTCGGGGCTTTTTTTTCGCGCGCCAAGCGCTTCGCGCACTGGCGCCATTTTGCGTTATTGATCGCCAAGCGCTTTGCGCACTGGCGCACTGCGCACGCCTAAGCTTTACGCTTGGCGCTTGCATGCGCTCGTCGTAATACTTTGAAGGATAAAGCCATAGAATCGCCGACAATCGATTTTCTCAAAAGCATGTAGGGTGATAGCCATGGCCCTAAAAAATCGCCTACAAGGGCGCTTTCCGCGCGCCTATGGCTACGCCAATGCGCCAATGAAGCCTAAGCGCCATTTCGTAGGCTTTGCATCACGTCGCATGGCTATAGTGGAGAGAAACGCGCAAACACGATGAACCAACACATAGTTACGCTTAAGCGCAACCCCCATATTAATGTCTTGATAACAATCAAAAAGATAAGATTTAGTTTTCAATCCATTGAAAACTTTGATTGCTCCATAGCCTTTAACGCGTCCTTGCTCAACGCGTAAGCCTGATCACTGCTTCCCTTGTACACCGGACCAATATCTTCTTCCGCCATCAGCGTCAACACCTCAGCGCCAGGCATTGCCCGTTTAATGCTCACCGCCTGCGTGAAAAATTCCTGCTGCAAGATAACCGCCACCTCATCCATCGTCCAGCAGTCGCACTCAGGTCTCATTGCCGCGTAGGCGTGGACAGTTGCCGGATCAGCGCAAATCGCAAACACGCTCCCGTCATCCCGTTGACCCTCCATAACACTTACCGCCAACGGTTGAGCGTTCATCGCCTTTGCTTCAGCCTCCAACACGTCATAAGCCCGCATCATCCCGCCACAAGCCAACCTATACGCCTCAACGTCTCTCGCTTTCCTCGCATCCCTACACCGCCATAACTGCTTCCAAAACCTTAACCGCGTTTCCTCGCTCACGAGTTCCGCCAAACGATCCAAACCCCAAACCTTATCCGCCTCACGCTTCCGCTTCATCACACTGACCGCCACACTATTCATCGCCAACACGATCTGGTCATCCTCTTCAAAAGGATTCTTCAACCGATCCTCTGATCCGCCATACAAACCATCTCTAACCTTTCCGCGCTTATCTTTTGCCGCCATAACCCAAATCCTTTCTCTACAAATCACACATCAAACATCAAGCGTCCGAAACATTGAAGCGTCCGAATGTGTGTCTTTCAGACACACACACATTTCGGACGCGTTCACTTCTTGTTCTACAACGCTTTCGGACAACTTCGTACGCGTTTTCGGACGCTTAAAGGACAAAACATCAACTTTAGGACACCCTAATTCGGACGCCAAAACATCACTTTCGGACATTCGGACGCTTAACATCAAAATCCTTCCTGATTAATCGGCTTGATCCACACCAAATCGTTTCTTATGGCGGCAAACTCAAGCTCAACTAACTTGTCCTTCACCTCCTTCCAACGCTTCCGCTTATCGCTATCCTCTACATCATTCCCTAGCCTGGCGTACACCTCATCCCGCCAACGCTCTAACGTCACCACGCGATGGCGTTCCCCTTGAACGATCTGGTATTGCCCTTCCGTCTTCACGATATGGCGTAACGCTTCCCTACCCATCGATTGATGCTTACCGCGTCCTGCGTTCGGCTTTGCGTTTTGTGGCGGTCTAAAGCCAACGCCATCGGGTAATTCACCCTCGAATGGTTTGACTACAAGCGTATTGGCCGAGTCATCCTCAAACCCCAAGTTGAGCTTGGCGGCTGACGTTTCATGCGTTTCGTTCGTTTCCTGCTGATCAAAGTTCACCGTTTCCATGGAGAAATGAATCTCCACACCATCCTTGCCATCCTTTTGCTTGGTTACACGCAACGTGCCCGACATTTGATCTGTATGGCGGGTAATCTCAATCTGCGTATCCACAGCACCTAAAAAGCTGGAGTGACCGCGTAGACCTAATGAGGCATCCTTGCCACTATGGTGGACAACGAGCAACGCTGCGCCCGTGGCTTCTTGCAGGCGTCCACAATTGCTGATGAAACTGCCCATGTCCTCGGACGCGTTCTCGTTGCCGCCGCCAAAGGCGCGGGCCAAGGTGTCAATGATGATCAATTTCGGACGCTGGATTTCGGACGCTCGTATGGCGGCTATCAAGTCAGCAAAATCCTGATCCGATGACCTTAAGTTAACTTGCGACCTGATCACGCCAACGGGTATGTCCTTGAGTTCATACGCATGGCGTAAACCCGAAATCCTTGTCCCAATACCGCCATGGCCTTCACCCGCGATGTATAAGACTTCACCGGCTTGCGGCACTTCGTGCGCCAGCCACGAATCCCCACTGGCGATCATGGCGGCTAAGTGCAGCGCGATAAACGATTTGAACGTGCCTGGAGGCCCATAGAGCGCCATAAATCCCTTCTCCGGCACAATCCTATCCACCAACCACTTAACCGGCTCATCCTTCGCGTCACGCCACATCTCAACCCTGTAGCGTTGCGCTTCCTGCGCTTCAACCACTTCGGCAAACGGTTCCTTCTCAGGCACAACGGATTCGGGTTCCGTCTCGGCTTTCTCATCAATCACTAGTCGCTGTGGCGGCTCAACGTCCTCAAAGTCCTCAACCACTTTGGCTTCGGCAATGCGCCTGGCGAACTCCTCAAACGTAAACCCTCGTCCGATAAACTCTTCAGCGTCATCGCCAATGGCTGACTCGTCATCGGCTAAATCAACCACCTTGATCGCTTGCGCTACACCCTGCAAGTCCCTAACGACACGTTTGGCGTACTTCCAACCAGGTCTATCGTTATCCGGCAGCACAACCACCAATCGACCATGAAACCATGGCGTTATGGCGGCAGGCCATTCGCTCGAACCCGCGTGCGCCGATATGGCGACCACATCGAACATGCCAACCAAAAACTCAGCGGCCTTTTCGCCCTCGGTCACAAATACCGGCGCCATGGGTCTTGCAATCATGAGCGGTAAGCCAAACGGTATGGGCGTCCAATTGCGGATCGTTGGTACGCGCTCGCCATTGATAAGGTGATATTGGCGATAAGTCTTACCTCCACCTTCAACGTCATACCTGACCTTTTGCGCCGTGACTTCACCGTTTTCATCGATGTAATCCCACGCCATCACTTCTTTCATCGTTGACGGAACTATCGGCCTGACACCCGATAAAGGATCACGCGCAACCAGCGGGCGGTTCCAGTTCAACGAATTAGGCAAGTGCGGTTTGATGGCGGCAAACACATCCTCTTGATCGCACCCGCCAAAGCACTTGAATAGAAACTTCTCACCGAGTTGCGTAATCGCAAGCGATGGATGCCGATCACCCTTGCCATTGCCATGCCCGGGTACCGGGCAAGACGCAAGCCACCCCCTCTTGTAGCGCTTGGCGTTACCAAGCGCTGCGGCTAATAGTTCTGCGTTCATCTAGGCGCCGCCGGATTGCCTTGCAGCACAATGCCTTCGTGCACCGGACCTTTGAAGTCATGGCGGACAATGGACCCTGCTGAAATCTTCACGCGATTGGCGATTTGCTTGCCTGGCAGTACATAGGACCCAATACCCATGATCACCGCCACGCCAATCACGCAATCCCCGCACACTTCCGTATTCGGAAACATCGTTGTCCATGCGTGAATTACCGAGTCATGCCCAACCGTTGCATTGGTATTCATAAACACAAAATCGTTGATCCAGGCATCCGCTGTAACGATCACTTGCGGTGCTAAAACGCATCCCTTACCAATCTTCGCGTATGGCGATACCGTACAAGTGCTGTGTATGTACGTTCCCCATCTTTCTTCGTTCTTAGCAACAATGGCTTGCTTTGCATCGGGGTCCGCCACAGCCAGCAGGAATTCAGCACCAGGAAACGCGCCCTCTCGAATGCTTTCCACCACGGGATACTTGGCGGCATAACGCTTATTGTTAAACGGTTGCGTTGAAACCACGCACACAATCTCGTGCGTGCCTTCTTCCTCGATGTAGCCAATCAATTCCTTGGCAAGCCCTCCTGAACCAAAGATGACGTACTGGTTTTTGCGCTTTGCCTTTTGATACATATTGTGATCGCCGCTCATTGATTGCGCCCCTTTAACTTGATTCTTTCAGTCGTAGTCCTGTTACGATATTTACCACTTGTTCTTCTCCTTTAACTTGGCTTCGATAGCTTCCGCAAAATCCAACACGTTCTGATGTGCATAGCAAATGTGAAACTCCACAGCACTGCCACTCGCTTTGTTGCATTTCCAGATTTCATCTGCGGTCAGACCAACCCATTCACGCCTTATGCGCTCTTCAATTTGCCACTCAAGCTCTTTCAGCAGGTCTTCAATGTTGTCGCCGTGTCCTGTAGCGTAGCCTTGTCGCATCATCCACTGCGCTACCTTCTCACGCTCGGCAGCAGCGACAAGTGCGGCGAAGTATTCGTACCTTTTCGCTTTAATCTCAGCAACGTCTGCGTGTTGCCAATCAACTTTGAACCCAGCCTCCCGCGCCAGCTTGATGATGTCTTCTCTATCCATGATTCTTTTCCTTCAAGGCTTGCTCAACGGCGCGGTAAAAACCAAAACAATCAAACCAAGGTGAATTGCTTGCATCAATTTTTTGAGATAGATAAATCAAGTCATGGATTTCTTCATCCGTCAGACCAACCCATTCACGCTTTGGCGGTACCGTGTACACAGGTTGCGGGCTAAACACTTTGTCCTGTGGCTTTTTGCGAAAGTACACATGCCCGGTGCCAGTTGTGTGCATCCACGCCACAGGCTTTTGCTCTGTCTCCAGTAATTGGCAGCAATGCCCGCACCTTGGACATTCAAAGTCTTGATTCATTGATCACCCCCTAAAAGTTTTTGGACAATAAAGCAATTGCCATCCGTAAATGATGGCTGGAAACCCCTAGCGCCTAACGTGTTTGGCAGCGTTCCATAAACACGGAAAGCAGACGGATTCAGTGCTTCACTAATATCGTTCACGGCTTGCTTTACCTCTGGCGAATACTTTTCATCGTTGTAATCATCAAAAACTATCCACCCGCCAGGCACTACAAGTTGGCTGTACATTTCCCAATCTTGCTTGACGCCATCACCCGTGTGATCACCGTCGATAAAAAGTACATCAACACTTAAATCGCTAACACGCTCAAATGTCTCTTTTTGGTGGGAATCGCCAAGTACATAACGAAAAGTGTTTTTATTGGGATTGTTCGCTTTGACGTTTGCCTCAACAACCGATTGCGGAATTGGAGCGCCAACATCAATACTGACTGCGTGCATCCGATCTTTTTGCAGCATCAAAATCGCACTTGCCCCGGCATAGCAACCAATCTCCAAGTAAGTTGGTCGATGTACGCTAGGCAACGGCAAGTCATAAAGAATATGAAAATGATGATGAAATGTTTGGTTTTCTATGCGATCAGAAATGCGCCTAACGATCTCTAAAGATTCAATCGTTGGCGTAATCATCGATCACTCCCAAACGCGTAAATCGGAAACTTGGACAAATCCGGATAGCTCATCTCAATGTCCTCCATCACCTTTGGCGAACCATCACGATGCCAGAATTGATTCATAAGCAATAAGCCACGCGCTGCTACATCAGGCATCATGTAAAAATTCCAGCCGATCATGTCGAAATGATCATCGTGATAGGAACACTCACGCCGCCCGCTGAAACGCGCACGCTTAAACCACAGCATGGCGGCATAGTCATCAGTGAGAATCGCACCGCCCTTGCCCAGCTTTAAGTGCTTGTACGGTCCTGTAAACGACACGCACATATGCGAGCCTTTGATGTACATATTGGAGGTAAACGACAGCGCAGCATCCCACACACGCGTCGGTGCAAGCTGATACGCGCCCTTAATCGTTCTTCCTTCAACCGGATAAAAGTCAACCTTTGCGCCGGCATGAATCACTTCGCAAGGCACGCCTGGATAAGTTCTTGCCGGTAGCCTGATCGTCGTTCCCGCCACACGTTCATAGGTCAACGCTAAGAACAAAGCGTTGCAGCAGTTATCTACCGCCACACAGTATGGTGCACCGGTGTACTCGGCAACCTTTTCTTCAAACGATTCCGTTATTTTGTAAACGCCATCTGCCATGTCATCCCCTTAAGAGTCAAAAAATCCCGGCCTAAAAAGACCGGGTTTTGTGAATAAGTGATTACTTAAAACTCTTCACCTTTTGCGGGCGCAGCGGCCACAGGCTCAGGCGCAGCAACGGGCGCGGCACCCGCATCATCTGCTGGCCTTGGTGCCCAACCCGTGATGTTCCACTTGGGCTTGCGCGTGTTGCCTTTGCCAACCTTCATGGCCTCAGCGCCCACATACTCAATGATCGGCAACTTGCCAGCGTTCGCATTGCGATCCTTGGCGGCTGCCGTGTAAAGCGCTTCCAACCCCATGTTTGGCCCTGCGCCATTTGATGACCATTCAACCCAACCCATTTCGCGGCTAAAGAAACGCACCACAAATCCGCGCTTATGCGCATCGCTTGGCTTTTGTCCTTGCCTGCCTAACTCTTGATCCGGTTGCCAATCACGCACACCGGCTTCGAGCAACAACCAACCTGTTTGCACGTTGTCAATGTCAAACAACATTTTTTTTAGTTGGATTTCCTGACCCGTCTTGTCGCTCCACATATTCATCGATGGAGAGAAACGAATGTAGGGGAGTCCTGATCCACCACCTGTAAGTCCTAGCATGTCAAAGTTTCCTATTTCAAAGTGAGGTCAAATTTGGCGCGGGTTTGCGCCCAAGTGTCAAGCCACTTGATTCAGCGGTGACCTTATCCGCGAATTCCTGATAAAGATTTGGGTATTTCTTTTCCAATTGCGCTGGCGTGATGGGCACTGTTTTCACGGCACCTTTATGCGCACTCAGCAATCCCGCCATCAGCTCATCGCTTTGCCATTTGCGCGTTGCGCGTTTCGGCACAAGCGTCCAATCATTCAGTTGGCGTCCATCTTCCAATGCTTTTGTGATGCGCTCTTTGATCGCTTCAATCGTATGCGCTGCATCGTCCGCCACATTCATCATGGCGTTCAATTCCTCTTCCGTAGCTTCATCAATTTGCTTTGGCGTTACTCCGGCAAAACTTTCTACCCTGGCAATCTTTGCCGGGCACTTTGACCTGGCCGGGCACCAGCGGCAGTGCTCACCCTCATTCGTTGGTGGGAACGGTGCTAACGTATCGCGCAATGCCGGCTCCAACACATTGGCGGACCAATCAATGAGTTCAGCCTTCGTCATAAACGCCAAACTGATCTGAGGTTCCTGCGTTGGCTGAATGATTGCAAGCGTAATGTTCTTCACGCTTGCCGGTGCCTTTTGCAGTGCGCCTAGCGCGTAAATCTTAAGTTGCGGACCTTCAACATCAACCTTAATGCGGCCAGTTTTAAGGTCTCCAACAACCAGGTCAACATCGTTAAAGCAAATAAGATCGGCAGTGCCGTACACATCAGCGCCAGCGTAATTAGGAATCCTAAGACGCTCTTCGATGAGGCAAGCACTTTCCATGCGCTTTTCCAGTTCGCCCGCAAAGTCCGTATAGACCTCGGCCCAAGACGCCATCTCTTCGCTAATCTCAACACCTTCAAATTCCTTTCCAACAAATGTATGTGGCGCTGAACCTGTCAGCATCACCGTTTCCGCCAATGCGTGCACGGCTGTTCCAATCTTTGCAGCCTCTCCTGCTTCGCGTGGCGGCACGCCTCGTGAGAGTTTGATCGATGCCGGGCACGCTATCCATCGCTCGGCGGCTGATGGTGACCATTCTGAGTGTGCGTTCATGACTTTTTCCTCTTGTGTTTAAGTTTTAATTTTTTGCGTTTTAGCTTGCGCTCTTCGTGATGCAAGATGCGATGGCAGTTGGAGCAAACCGCAATACACTTTTTGATTTCCTCGAAGGCTTTTCCGTAAGACCCTGCCGTGACAAGCGCATTGATGTTTCGTTTTGGCGGCGTTCGATCAACGTGGTGAAAGTCAATGACCGCTTCGTGCTGAATGCCGCACCGCTCGCAATGAAGTGATGCTTTGTATGCTCGCCACTTTGCACGCAATACGCGGTTTGACGCGACACTTGCCTTGATTGTTTTTTCTCGATTTCGCTCGTAATACTTTCGAGCATAAATCTTTTGCTTGGCGGTTCTAGTCTTCGGGTCTTTGTACGGCAAAAGCCTTCCTCCAATACAACGTATTGGGCGAACCCCAAGGATCGTCTGGCTCGAACATCCTGAAGCCTGTGGCGATCAACGCGTTGGCAGACGCCACATTGTCCGTCGTATCTGTAATGGCCTGCGTTAAACCTAAGTCCTTGGCGAACTTTAAACGCTCTCGAATCAATTTCTTTTGCAGTCCCCGGCCACGAAACGCTTCCAGCGTTCCGGCCCTGGCTAAGTATGCGGCTTGCGGTGTTTTGCTGGATTGCAGCATGGCGGCAAACCCTGCTAACCGACCGTCGCAATACGCCATCCACCACCAACCGTTCTTGGGGCTTAGGACCGTATCCAATGGCAAGCACTCTTTTTGAAGAAAGCGTATGGCTTGCTCCGTGGTTTGGGACATTTCCACAACCCGCTTGATCCGAAACATGAAGCATCCTCGTGAACTCCACGATTATGCTATAAGTCTTGTGTCGTTTCAACGAAACGCTCAATCACCCAAGTGCGCATCCACAATGGGCGCATGGTTTGTTTGGCGTGCCGCTCTTCAAGCCATGTCGTTGTCCTTGTTATGCCTCCAGGTGCAACCCAGTGATAGGGTTTGACGTAGTGCGGCACATAAGGCATACCCTCCAACATGTATACTGGCATGGGATGCAATTCTGCTTTCTTGTCGCTGTTGTTGATGTTCATTTGCCTTGCCATTTATCTAAGTAACGCTGCGCTGATTCTTTCCACGTCGGACCCATCAAGCCTTGACTGTGATGGATGGCGGAAATCGATGACACATAAATTGACAAACCTTTCTCTGTGAATTGGCGGCAAATGTCCATGTCGTAATGATGAAAGGTGAATTGCTCATCAAACTTTATATCGTTGTCATGAAACGTCTTCGAGTAAGCCGCCATAAACAAACCGTCAATCAGAGACACTTGACGATTAGGCGATGCAAACACATCCCAACTTGTCAAATACTCGCCGTTGCCACGCGCTACGCAACCGGCCCATGATTGGCGATCAGATAACGTGCCTTCCATGTCCGTGATGGCCCATGATGTTTGACCTGGTGATGGCTGACAGTTACCCGCCAATCCAACCAGGTGATGATCATCAAGTGACGCACCTAGACGCATGTACCAATACCAGTCGACAATCTCAACGTCATCGTGCACAAATACGAGTAACGCCGGCTCGTTCTTGGCGGCTTCAATCGCTTCGTTATAGCGTTGGCACAATCCTGCCGTGTTGTTAGTGAACAGTTGCGCCTCAATAAATGACAGATGCGCAAAGCGTTGAATCGTTACGCCTAGCGGTGTTCCTGCAAAATCTTTTCTGTTATGGCGAGTACACGCCACAATCCTTATCGGTATCATTCAATCCCCCATTGTTCTAAATAGTGCGGCCTATGCGATTTCATCCACGGCAATGACTGTTGAAGATTCGATTGCATGTCAACGCCAATCGTCATTGATCCAACGTGGTGGATGTAGCTACGGCTAATCCAATGGCTAAAGCCAAGTGCCACAAGGTCAGCGCACATCACATCATCGCTAAACCAATTCAATGGCGGAAACGGTGCTTGCTCATACGCTAGACGCGGCAACCATGCAAACAAAGGCGATACCACTTTGTTCTTCTTGACCGCGCCCTCGCCCTTCCAACGCATACCAACAAACTGGTCCCTATCGTCTCGCGGTATGCGAATGTTTTGCGAAGGGCGCACATAGTCGGATCGCGCTGCAACGAGTCCCAACTTAGGGCCACACAATTTCTTTAACGCTTCAACATCTTCCATGAGCAATCGCAACGAGTAAGGCGCAAGCACAATGTCATCGTTGGCGATGATTACGCCATCGTCGTCCTTTGACATGAAACGCTCAATGGCCCTGTTGTAATCATCACCAAACGTTGGCCCTTTTCCGTTCTCAATGCAAAGGTCAACTTCTGGCGCATAAGCATCAACGCTTGCCGCCAGTACGTGTAACGATCCCTTATCAGGCTTAATCGTTGACACGATCATTTTTATGCCCATGCGCCAATCCTTTTGAGGCATTCCAATGCGCGGCGGCGAACAACGGAATCGTTAAAGCGTCCATAGCTTTCTAAACCTTTGAGCGTTTCAACACAATCCGCCAGATTCTCTAGCGCAATGTTCAAACGCTTTTCAAGTTCGCCAACTTCCACGTTAGCTTTTGGTGTTCGTCCCTTTTTCGGTGCTATTGCCTCGAAACCAAACGTATCGTCCGCCTGATGCTCTGAGTGGGCAGTCTCTTCCTTGATTACAGTACCCGTTGCAGCAATCGTTATTTTTTGTTCCATTGCGATCCCTTTCAGGTTTGCGAGACAGTGCTCGCCATAAAGCGTTAAGTGAAAAGTTTTTAACAAAAGGCATCTTCATCGCTGCAACAAGTAGCGTGCAATCTGTCCAAGCATCAAGACACCGCCCAAGTAAAGCGAACCAAGCAAAAGCAACTTAGCCTGCCTGTCGCGTATGGCGTAAGCCGGCACGCGCTTAAACGTGTAGATACTCTGTATCCATAATTGATCATCCGCCAAATAGTTTGGCTTTGGCGGCTCATAGGCTGATCCAATCTTTGGTCGATCAACGACAACCACGGTTTCACCATCGCGTTGGATCAGCATCACATGATCCTTTGCAAAACGTTGTAAGCATGGCTGCGAACCTGATCAGACACTTGACCGCCAAGGCGTTCAACGTCGGTTAGTTCGCCAATGAACTGCCTAGCGGTGCGCAACTTGCGATCTGAATCGGCTGCGATTTGGCGGGTATACGCCAACAATTCTTTCAAGTTTTCCACTTCCTGTGTTTTCATAGTGACTCCTATTGCATCGAACCATACAAAGCGATCAAGGCAGCGTCCGCCCGTCCGTTGTCCTTGACACGGCTAAACGCTGAACTCATTTCTGGAAACATTTGCATCGCCAGGGCGCGTGCGCCTTCCTTGCCGCCTGTTAAGCGCACAGCGCGTTGCCATGTCATTGGCGGTACAAAGTGGTAGCGAATCTTGAGACTCGCCAATACGCCTTCCACGTTACCGAGCGAGCGTCCAAAGTTGAACATCGACGTTACGCCTTGTCCTGGCATGGCGGACACTTGCTCAATGAAGCATTCGCACTCATGATCAATCAAGAATGCCGCCAACTCCGTATGGAGTTCGTGCGGCGCAACAAAACGTTTTACTGACTTGCCAACCTTACGTTCAACCGTAGGCATGTCAAACACGCTCACAAGTTTCTGACCTTGAACGGCTGCAATTGCGCCGCTCAACCCTGGATCAATGCCGAGAATGATTTTCATGGTTTGCAATCATGCACCATGTTTACGAAATGGTTAGACCATTTCAGACGAACGGTCAAAAAAAAGCCGCCATCGGTAGGCGGCAAACACTCTCAGGGGGAGAATGACACAGGAGGAGTCCAGATGGTAGTTTACCTTCGATATCCCTCGGTGAGAAGCCCTCCCATTACAGGGAATGGCGCAACTTGGAACGGGCCAACTTGGAACGGACCGGCCATGCGTTGCGCAAGCATCCTGCGCTGCCTCTCGCGCTCAAGCGCAGCGGCAGGCGATACAACGCCGCCTTGCGCCGCAACTTGTGTCGCTTCCACATTGGCGGCAGTTTGCATACGCTGCGAAATGTTTTGCGCCATAGGCCCAACTAGCGGCACATTGCCGCCAACACCACGCGTCACAATATTCATGAGCGTTGGCGCTGTGCCTGATCGATTGATAAGTGGCACGCCGCCTGTTGCTGGCTCGCCAAACGCTGCGGTTGATGCTCGACCGATACGCTTTAACTGGTCAACCTCTTCTTTATTGAAAAGCACTTCAAGTTTCGGTTGAATGCGTTTTAACGCGGCGTTAAATCCTGCCTGGCTAAACGCACCTGACGTACCAACGGCACTATCAATAAGCCATTGAACTGTTTGCGCCCTAACGTCATCCCATGCCGCTTTGGCCTGATCGAGCACTGCTTGGTCAATCTTTGCACCGCGTGGCTTAGTAAGCGTATCGCGTAAAGCAATGACGTCTTTGGTTTGCCCGCCAATGATGAATCGTTGAAAAAATTGATCTTGATTGGCTTGACCGGCAACGATTGGTTTGAATGGTTCAAATTCCCTTGCTCTGGCGGCTGACAGATTGATGCCTTCGCGGAACTTTTGCACCGCTTCGTTTGCTTCCAATCCTTGCGTGGCTTCAGCCAAATAAACATCGAGTTGGCGTTTAATGTCACCCATTGCTTTGGCGGAACCAGGGTTTTCGCCAGCTCGTTGCGTAAGTAACTGACGAAACTTGATCGCTTCTTCAATACTAAATGGGCGTCCATCTTCACCGCCAATAGCAAACTGATCAATTCTTTTTTTAACAGGCGCAGGAATAACATCTTCAAAGTCATCAAGCGTCGCTTGAATGCGTTGGCGGAAATCGCCAAAAGGTATTTGATCTTTTGCGCCTGGCAATCCACGCGCTGCGTTGTAAGCCGCGTCAATGTCAGCACCTAACGCACCAAAAATACCGCTACGATCAACGCGCTGACCAATTGCGCCTGTTACGGCTTCACCCGTTGCCAATGGCGTCGGTTGCGCCTGGCCGCGTATTGCTTCAAGCCGTTCGCGCAACAGACGCGGCTGCTGCGTAAAAATGTCAAGTAATGGCTGGCCTGATTGCTCAATGGCGGCTAAGTTGCGCTCCATAGCAAATTGCCTTGGATCACGCGTAACTTGCCCTGCCGTGTAGGGCATACCTAGTTTTTCAAAATCTTCACGGCGTATCAACGATGCCGGGTCAAGATTTCCTGTGGCGCGTAACTGTTGCTTTGCACCTTCAGCCAATCGCGCTTGCGCGGTTGCTGTGAGTTGCGAAATGTCAGCCTGTGGATCGAGCGATTTGATGTAATTGTTGATCTCAACACGCACTTGTGCCGGCGGCATCGTTACTGCCTGGCGGGCCATGCCGCCAACCACATCTTTTCCGCCTAACGCAAGACGCGTTGCGCCTTTCACTACTTCAGGCGCCACCACACCGGCAACAGCGCCTGTTGCCGCTTGCGCAAGTTTAGATTCCGGCGTTCCTGCTTCGCTGTACATCGCTGCGGCTGGCAAGGCGCCCTGAAGTGTCCGCGCCGTTATGCCTCCAAGCGTCAACTCGCGGCCACCAGGTATGAGCATGGCCGGCGCAGTTGCCATGACATTGCCAACCATACGCGGAATGTCTGCCGCTGGTCCTGCATCGGTACGCATACCGCGCTCGCCATAAATGCTAGGCGGCTGCGCAGTGCCAATTGCGGCCTCATACAAAGCCAAATCTCTATTGACTTTTTGAGTGTACTTGGCGGCTTCTTCAGGATCAGTTGCCATTAAATACAACTGCTTAATACCCTGCCCAACATCCATAAACCCACGAATCGTTCGCTCGCCAATGGTTGGTGATGGCGGACGCTCTATGCGCGGCGTTTCAACGGGTATCAAACGCACCTCGCGCTTTTCTTCATCATCCTCAACGGGTATGAGTCGGGCTTCAGCCATGATTTATTCCTCTACGCGGTAACGCTTGCCGTTAACAGTTACATAGTAATTGTCATCTGTGCCTTTTGTGGCGGTCATTGATTTGCCTTGCACTGTGACTTGTTTGGAGTACGGCTTTGGCTCATTGATTTGATACAGCGGTGCAAATTGCTGCATACCAGGCGTTGCAAGGATCGTCTGAGCCGCATTGCGTCCGCGCTTGATTAATTCACGATCAACGCGATCAGAGATGTCTAGTGCTTGGCGCAACGATGCCTCGCCAACTGAAATATCGGCGTTTGATACTTTTGTGAGCAACAAGATATCCGAATCAGACAGTACGCCTTTCATCTTCGATGCGTTGTTCAACGTGCGTTGCGCAAGTTGAGGAATCAATGTGGCGGTATTTGCAATCCTTTGATCGTTTTGATTAAACCCTAACGCTTGAGCTGCCTGGCCTAACTTAAGCCTTCCTTCAGCACCAAAGCCAGTAATCACGCCCTGATCAAGCAACGCTCTAACGCGGTTGCTATTTTCAATCTGACTTGCTGATGACTGCCCTTGTTCAACTTGTAATTGAGCTTGACCGGCGGCACCCTTTGCTATTTCCTTGGCAAAGGTTTCCCCCGTCGAAACACTAATGTTTGTTTGCGGCTTTCCTGCTTGAGCAAGTAGTGTTTTCATCCTAAGTACGGCTTGACCAGCAGGAGAATCAAGATAGTTTGGATTAGCCATGATCTCTTGCTCAAAACTTAATTGCTTTTTTTCTTCTGGCTTAAACGGCGCCTCAGCAATCAATCTTCCTGTTGGACTAACCGCTCTTGCGCCCGGCGAAAGAATGGTTGGTTTTTGGACTTCAGTAATGTTTTGTGCAAGTTCCGTCAAAGCCTTGGCTTGTGCCGCTCCGCCTGGTTCAAGTGCTAATTCTGAAGCCACACTTCGCAACAAATCAGCCCTCATTTGTTGGCGGGTATCTTCAGGTATGCGCTGACCAACCATTTGTGCGGCTTGTTCCGTCGGTCCGCCACCACCAGCAAGCGCCATGGCTGGCGTTACTTCGGTTGGCAATCCTTGTAAGCGTTGGCGTAATCCAGCCATACGTTGCGATAATTGCTGTTGCTCAAGCAACTTGCGCTGTTGCTCGTTAAGTTGCATTTGAAACAACTGCCTTTGCAACCCTTGTTGCTGCACACCTTGCAAGCCTTCAGCCAGTGTGCCGCCACGAGCAACCGTTGAGCCTAATTGCGCAAGCGTTAGCAAGCGCTGTCTGCGCCGCTCTTCCTCGTCCATCGGCATGGCGGGCAAGCCAGGGTACTGTTGCAAGCGATCAAGTCCAGTGCCAAAGCGATCAAAGATGTTTGGCGCGTAACCTTGTGATGCAGCTTCAGGCGAATTGGGCAATTGTTGCCCGCCAAAACTGCCGCTGCCCGTAAAAAAGTCTAGTAATGACGCCATGCTTATCCCCTTGTCCTGCGATCAAGTTCCTTTACAGCTTCAACTAATAGGCCGGTTACCTTTGGATAATTCACCGCCATCATGCCGTCATTACGCATAGACACAGCATCAGGCATAACTCGTCGAACGTCTTGCGCCATTACACCGCCAGTTCGTTGATCATCGCCCTTGTAGTTGTAGTCATACCCCGTCAATTTGCCAAGTTGCGACAATGGCGAATCCATGCGATCAACGTTTTCTTTCATGCGCTTATCTGAACCAGTCATAAGATAAGCAAGTGACGCCAACGTACTAACGCCCTGACCAAACTGTTGACCTGGTGATAAACGCTGTGACGCGATTTGTTGATTCTCAGCGGGAAACCCGCTTAAGCCTTGCGATCTAATGTTCAATTGTTGCAACGGGTAGGCTTGTTGGCGCAAGAAATCTTGATACGCCAAATCGAGTTGCGCTTGTTGTTGCGCCTGCTCTTGTGCGCCAACGCCAAGCAGTTGTTGCGCTTGTTGTTGGCGGATTGCTTGTTGCTGTGCACCTAGCCCCGCCAGTTGCGCAGCCTGCGCCTGGCGCGTTGCAACGTCTTGCTGTGCAAGTTGCGCCGCTTGACCAAACCCTTGATAAGCCAAGTTGCCAGCCGTTTGGCCTGCCGCTTGCAAAGCATTGAGATTGGTCATTGCCTCAACAACGCCCTGGCGCGATCCGCCAAAGGCGCGTGCGCGTGTGGCGGCTGCGGCGTTTTGCAATTGCTGTTGCGCTCGTTGATTCTCAATATTTTGCAATGCCGTTCCAATGACTTGCTGCTGAAACGGATTGATGTATTGCTGAATGTTACCGGCAATGCTCGTCGGTTGCAGTGCCAATGCCGTTGCGTAATCAACGGTCTGCGTACCTGGCCCCATAGCCCCGGCGGATGCAAGTTGCTGCAAGCCCAGTTGCGTTGCCGCCGTGGGCGCGGCTATTCTTGCGCCGCCATAAGGCGTGTATTCCTGGGCGGCTAGTTGCTTAGAAAACTCATAGTTCTCTAGCGCCGCCTGTTTGAATGCCGGGTCAAGTTCAACACGCGTTGTCTGACCGCCGCCGCTTTTACTCATGATTCAACTCCTTGGACATGACAGTCCATTTCTCTTCATAACCTTCGTCCGCCAAAAACGTACGCAGCCAACCACGTCTTCCGGCAAGTGTCACACGATTGCATCCGATTGATTGCGCCCATCTCTCAAGGATTGGACGCATACGCGAGAGTTCTTCTAAGTCCCCGCCAGCAAGAAAATAGTGCATCCCTTTGGCTTGTGGGTAACTCTGAATCTCAGTGATGACAGCGGATTGTTGACCTGGCCAAAACTGCATTTCATTGGCGTCAACGGCTCGCTTTATGTCCTCAATGGTATGTGTTCCGCCAGTGAAAGACAATGCCGCTTCAATAAATGGCCGGCATCGATCCCAGTGGCTTAAATCGTGTGCGTTCACTTGTACGCCAATAAGTTTTCGCCAGCCACTAACGGCAGAGTTCCTGATAGCAATCCTTGCACATAAGGCAATGAGGCACCTTGGTTTAAGGTGGAAAGGATTGAGCCTGTGACTTGTGGCGATAAATTAGACTTTTGCGCCTCAGCGCGTAAATCGTTGAATGTTGTACCCGTGTTGAGCAACCCTTGACCTGTGGCGGCTAACTGCTGCGCCGTTGGCGCTCCTTGCGGCATGGCGTAAAAGGATGCGGGCAATGTCACTTGATTGGCGGCAACGTATGGTGCAAGCAATCCAGCCGTTGGTGTACCACCATAAGATGCCGCATAAAAAGCATCCATGTAATTTTGAATCTGCTGACCCGTTGGGCCTTTGATGTTTGTGAGCAACCCTTGCTCTGGTCCGTACCCGTATTGCAACTGCGCCTGCGGAACAACGGCTTTGCCATAAGTTGCCGGCGGTAACGCTTGGTTAGCTTTATAAAAAGCATAGTCAGGCGTTGACATGAGGTAAGTTGTCAAGGCATCTGTTGACGTGAACGGCGTTGTGCCTTGCTGATAACCTCTAAAGTTTGCCAACTCTGTAGCATTTGGCACGCGCCCAAACACGCTTTGAAAAACGGCTGATGCTTGCACGTCATTGATCGGTACGCCAGGTGCAGACGTAGGTGCCGGTGTTGGCGCAGGCGTTACTGTCGGTGTTGGTGTAGGTGCAGGCGTTACCGTTGGCGTTGGTGTTGTAGTTGGAGACGGTGTTGGAGCTGGTGTAGCTGTAGGTGCTGGTGTACCAGTAGGTGCTGGCGTAACCGTCGGGGTTGGCGTTGGGGATGGTGTAGCTGTAGGCGTTGGCGTCGGTGCTGGTGTTACAAAGTTTGAAAGCAACCCTTTGACATAAGCATCATAGTCAGGCGTTGATTTCAGGTAATTGTAAAACGCCGTTTCTGATGACAATGCCGGGTTTTTATCGTTTAGTGCTATTTTGAAGTTGGCAATTTCTGCATCATTTGGGCGTCTGTCAAACAAACCCTCAAACACCAAACTTGCTTGCTCTAAAGTAATCATATTTCCACCCGTCAAAAGTCCGCCGCCACTTGGCGCTGAGGTTGGTGCCGGTGTTGTTGTAGGTGCCGGCGTTGTTGTAGGTACTGGCGTTGAGGTCGGTGCCGGCGTCGGCGTAGGTGCTGGCGTTGTGGTTGGTGCCGGCGTAGGCGCAGGCGTCGCAAACGTTATGTTGCCAAGGATTGCCTGCGCTTCATCAGCGGTTAGGCCAAGCGAATAAACGCCAAAGTTGTATAGATCGGTTGGCGTGTAGCCTTGATTGGCGCGAATTTGTGTTTGGTTAACAATGTCCTGAAACGAAAGTCCGTTGTAAGGCGTTCTTACTGGTTCATAGTACCCATAATCAGGTTCATTGACATCGGTAAAACCGGGCGATGTATCAAGCAATCCGCCACCTTGCACTGGTGCTGATGTAGGCGCTGGCGTTGGTGTAGGTTCTTGCGTTGAAACAGGTGCTGAAGTTGGCGCTGGCGTTGAAACAGGTGCTGATGTAGGTTCCGGTGTAGGTTGTCCGCCACTAATGTAAGACAGCATATCGTCAAGCGTAATGCCATAGCTTGCCGCCAACTTAACAAAGTTGGGATCATTAGCGAGACCCCATGCAAAGTCTTCTGGCGATCCGTAAACACTTAAGTCCATGGCTTGCTCACATCGTTGTGGCGCTCAACGCGCCAACATTGGAAACGGTTAAGTAGTAACGCGTCCCATTGGGCGAACGAATGACAAGTTTTTCATCTTGCCCAAGTTCAATATCAACGTTCTTTTTACGATTCAACGCGTCAGCCAATTCAAGCGCACGTCGCAGCGACAACTGGTCAGCCGTATCGTATTCGAGCGTTGGGCGCTGAAGTTTCATCGTTTGCTACCCGATTGAGCATCAAAGCGCATAATGCCAACCCGCCAATCCGTATTGTTGTTACTTGTGACGCGTACCTTAACCTGGCGTCCCTGCAAGCGTACCGACGTTGGATTAGCAAGCGAATACGGCCCATACGTTGTTTCTGTTCCTGTTGGGTACAGGCGCGTTTTGAATGTTGCCGTTACATCGCCCAACGTTTTATCGTCAGGCACCAATTGACTTGCCACAAGCAAATTGTCGCCCATGCCAATCTCATACGGTCCCGATTCGGCATAAGGCGTTTCGCCATCGTAATCCCATCCAATTTCATGCTCGTAAATGTGACCATCTTGCGAACAAAGCATGGGGTATGGAAATACCGTTTGACCTGTACCAACCGTACGCGTTAGCGCACCAATTGACCAATGGTTCTCCCTGTAATTCCAAACAACATATGAATCAATCTCAATCGCCGCAAGCGATGGGTAAAACCAAATGATTTCGCCAAACTTGGCATTGTGAATTGCAGCAACTTTAGATGACTGGATACGATTCAGATTAGAAAACACATAGTCGGAAACATCACTTGGTAGCGGTTTGGCGTAACCATCAAACAACCAAAATCCGCTCGCTCCCATCCACGCTGCAAACGTATCGGCAGCGGCAATACTCAATACGCCAACGGCACCGCAACCCGTCCCAACGCGCTCAAACCCGTACACATATGGCGGTCCTTGATACTGTGCAAAGTGAGCATCAACATCAGTAAGAATCAAGACGCCACCGCGCACGCGGCGGGCGCAAACAATTGAGCCAGGCGTTGAAAGCGTAAAGTCACCCGCTTGATTGTTGGCGGCTGGCGTCCAAACCGTATTGTCTTCCTGGTCAGACCATTGCACTTTTCTTGGATCGCCGCCAGCGCCAAGAGCAAACAGAAAACGCTCTTCAGAGACAATCAAACCCTTGCAACTCGTTGGCGCGTTCGTGATGGCAACGGCTTTGGTTGGCGTTGTAAAGTCAAGTTGCCACTCGTACAGCTTACCGTCGTAATCCGAACACGCCACAAGATACTGGCCCCAGTTATCCATCGACCATGTTGTGGCGGGCTGAATAGCTAAGGTTGATTTGAATGATCTTGCAGTGCCGTAAGCCTCTTGTCCGTAATCTCTTCCGCCATACGATAAGTTAGGCGTGGCATCCGTTCGGCCAGCGCTAAAACTTGTTGGCGTAATGTCTGCGCGATCAGCATCGCCTTGATACGCGTAAAGTTTTGATGCCGTACCAACAGCAAGCCAAATATTGTTTGAGTTGTCCTTCCATGCGTGCATACCGCGAGGAACGCCTGACGTTGCTGAGGATGACCATTGCCGCCATCCGCCCATGGGTCTAAGCGTGCCTTCAAACCAACGCACAAGGTTGGCGTCATACCAACGGCCCTTCGATTGGTACTCAGTGCCGTTTCGGTAGACGCCTGGAGGAAGTTTGATAGGGACGAGTGGCATGTCAGTTGCTCATGTAAAGGGCCATTTCATCGCGGCGGCGTTTGACCAGGCCCGGCAACTCTTTCCCTGCCGCTTTAGTCCACATCTTAAACGCAACTGCTGCGCCCGTATAGTCGCCTCGATTATGGCGCATCCTTAACGTTGATCGCTGAAGGTTTCCTAACCCCACATTGAACGAAAAGCTGACGAGTGCATCAAGGCGAGGCTGAGTAAGACCAGCAGGACATAATCGTGATACGCCAGCTTCAAAGCGTTGTAAGTCCTTTGTAAGTATGTCGTCAATTTCCGCCATCGATAACGTGCGATCCCAACCCGGTGGGATGGGTAAGGCTTTACGCTCTTCAACTTTGACGTTGATGTGCGATGGGTCAATGACATGGCCAACACCCACGGTCCAAAGCAACGCGGGGCAGCGATACGGCCGCGCACGCACACCTTCGTGATGCTTGATCATTTGTAGGGCAAGCGGACTGATCATTTCGCAAAGGCTCGTGACCCAAAGTGAAAGGCCACAATCGCGGCCCAAATCTGCTGCGTATCGTCATCCCATAGCTGATCAAGCATCAAATCGAATGGCACATTGGTTGTCCACGCGTACCAGAATCCGCCAATCTCAACGAATACCAACAGCATGAACATGCCATAGGTCAACACAGGACGCACCAACGCTCTGGCGTTCTTGACCCACTGGCTTGTTCCTTCGCCAATTGCAATATCATGCGCATACAGCGCTTTCATTTCTTCGGCTTGCGTTTGCATTGCCACTTGCTCGGTGTGAATCTCTTCAATGCGTTGCTGCGCAAGCAATCCCATGGCGGCTAACTCACGCTCACGTTCATTTTGCATACGGGCAAGTTCCAGCTCGTGCGCCTTATCCTTGGAGTCCTGCCAAAGGTCAAGCAACTTGGGCACGCCACCGGCTAAGAATGACAGGAGCGTCGATAAAAGCGTCATCATGCTAGGCTGACCCTTGGCACTTTTCGTTCAACTCGTTCACCTTTTCCCATAGTGCTGTGATTTGTTTGTCGTAATTCTTTTCAAGATAATCAAGGCGCACTTTGATCGTTACCGCATAAGCCGCAATGGCAACCACTGCTGCACCCAAGTACCACAGTTTGCCGATTGCGTCGGTTATTGCTTCCATGGAGGCGTATGGCTTGCTGAATGCTTATTTCAACTTCAGCGCTAAATTCAAAAGCAAAATGATGATGGTGCCCGCCGTGGTCATAAGGATCATCTCCAATCTTTTGAGCCTGGCGTTGATTTGCGAATAGCGTTCGTCGCACACTGCTTCGTGAACTTCAATGCGTTTTAAGGCTTCGGAGTCGGCTGAAGTCATACATCACCTTTATTGCTCGTCTTTCGGAATTTGCGCCTCAGCCTGCTCCTTGATCTTCACAATCAAAGGCCACACGCCTGTCTTTGCCGGTAGATCACCAAGCACGTTGAGGATAAATTGGATTTCGTTTTGGTCGAGGTTCAAGTTCATAGCCAAGGCAATGGTGGTTTAGTGATTGGTGGGTTCTTGCTTGTTTCGATTTGGGCTAGGTTTAGGTTCATTGAGCCTCCAATGCTGCAACCTTTGCTTCTAGCTGTTCGATGCGTTGATTTTGACGCTTCACAATGTCAAGCAGCATCACCGTCAAGCGATCATACTGAACACCGTCTGGAGCAAGTTGAGCATCTGCTTTTAACTTACGCTCAGACTTTGTTTCGGTTTCCGTATAGGTTTCTGTTTCCGTAACGGCAGGCTCAACAACATTGCCTTCGTCATCTAAAACCGCTGGCGTTACTTTAACTTCACGGGTCTTTTCAATCTCTGTCTGAGTCTCAATTGTTTCAAATTGATCTTCGGGGTATGACCAGTGAACAAGCCTTGGTTCAACCTGAGCGACTTCTTCGGCAATTAAACCGTACCATGACCAATCTTTGCGGTCAGCCTCAGCTTTGGAGCGATACCATACAGGACGCAAGTTAAGAACGGCATCGGCTTTAGCGTGGTCAAGCGTTTCAACATCTGTCTTATAACGCAGCGACGATGTTGATCTCAGCAATTGATTTGCTGGTGTTGATCCGTTATTAAGATAAGCATTCGCAGCCGAGGCTGTTGTTCCAACGCTTGGGAAATAAACTTCACCCCCGCTGCCGATACGGGCGCGTTCGGTGCTAGCGGTTGCGTCAAAGAACCCAAGTCCTCCACCGCCTGTCGTTGTATAGGTAATAAACGAACTCTGACCAGACGAGCCGGACAGAGAAAGCTGTGCAAAGCCGCTAGACGAGCTGATCGTAGATGTAATGTTCCCTGCGCCAGTGACAACCAGTTTTGTACCCGGCGAAGTCGTCCCAATCCCCACGTTGCCGGAAGCATTTACAACAAAAGGCGAAGAGTCAGGATTGGTCTCATCTTCAACAAGCAAAGCATTGCCTGTGCCGGTTTGTGTAATCCGTAAGGCATCGCCACTGGACGAACCAGAGATAACGACCCCAGGTTGAACAGTGCCTGTCAACGTAATCGTGTCTGTGGTTGCA